GCCAATGCTGTTAGCTTGGTTCGCTTATTCAAAATTTCTGTATCTTTTTTAGTGAAATATTCACGGTACAACTTCAAGTGCCTATGATATTGTGTAATGTGCTTTTCAAAACTACGATCACGCCACAAATGACTGCGCTTTACAATTGCAAGACCGATAGGTTTTACTACATGTACTTTTTGACCTGCAATTTCAATATAAGATTCACTGGCATAATTTAAAAGATCATCATTACCAATGCTATCAAAACTATGATGTTCAATACTAAGATTGTCATCAGAAATTTTATCTTTGCTAATTATATCCCAATCAGAATTAGATCTTACTTTGAAGCTGCGATCCCAATATTGCAATGCTTGTGAACCTATTAAAAGATTTTTCATAGTTTTCCTTATTTGGTGTGAGCGACAGGTAACGCTCCTGCTTCCAACGACTTATGAGGTCGCTGCCTGACTTTTCGGCTTCACTCACGGTTATAGTTTAGCATATTCCGTATCTTAGAAGTGTTCAGTAGATATTTCACCATGCATAGTGGCTACCGTCTTTCTCCCCAAATAGTAGACCACGTTCGTCTACCCAACCTGAAATATACTGAACTATAACCACCTATCCCTAAATAGGTATTATAGTGTCTTTTTACATCCGGACGACAATCCTTTGGCCTAGAAATCCTGCAGTACCACACCATCAGTACTTGCATTTTTAATGATAGGGCTTACACCTACCTCGACCAATGTGGGCTGCTAACTCTAGGGATATGAGCAACAAGCATGGCGGGACTAATTTTATATATTGAAATACACTGCACCTTCTTCTACGTTTCACCTTCATGCGACAGGTCTTTTAGTTGTAGCAATGTACTTCAATATATAAATTTAAAACTGATTATAACTGGAGGGAATCGAACTCACTTCCTACAGAGCCAGTTCTTTTTCGGTGTATCTTACCATCATAGCTGGAGTGTCCTTCTAACCACTGAATTACAGTTATAAAATTGGTATGGGATAGTGGAATCGAACCACTATTATCTCTTTAGAAGAAAGATGTCCTATCCGTTGAACGAATCCCATAATGTTTGTACAGGACTTTGCATCCTATTTTTACAACAATCTCTTGCAATGAGTTGTAAGGCGCTACCTTACATGCTTTTAATTATACATCAGATTTCAACTTTGTGTCAACATTTCGTAAAATATTTTCTTTTATGTTTAACCTAGCTAAGTCATTCAGGTCTGATTGTGGCATAGACATACTAGATCTTAGATTGTTCTGTTCATCGTACTGTTGCAAAGCTTGGTACTCTTTATTGTACATGTAATGGCTCATGATTCCACCCTCCAACTTCATGTGTTTCAAACGTAGCTTTTGAAATAGCAATGACATGTTTCGGTAAAACTTTATGAGTTCCAGAAAACCACTCTTCTTCAAAACAACACTGCATTTTAGCACGATCATGCTCAATTATAGCATCATAAATCCACCAAG